CTCCGCTCCGCTCGTATCTCTCGCGATATCGGACGGGAATGATTAAAAATATGTCAAATATAGGCGAGATGACCGAGCGGAGTGGCGAATGGAGCCGCAGGCGCAATGAGTAAGCGACGCGAGAATGGAGCCGCAGGCGCAATGAGTAAACGACGCGAGACGATTACGAACTTATGGTCAGCACCTTATTCTTCTCCTGCTCCGCCGTCGCATTCGCAGCATCCTGCTTCTCTTTTAGTACTTGCGCGCGTATCTTCTGCTGTTCAGGTGTAAAAGAACAACCAATATTCAGTATATAATTATAACTAATCGAAACCACTAAAAGGCCGCATAGCACCAGCCACACGAACTCGCCTATAATATCCTTTATCCTCAAGAAACTCCTGATTTTATCCAGGTCTTCTACTTTAGCCGAGGGTCGAATCAGTCGTGACTCTTTAAAACTATCCCAGAACCTGTCAAGATTATCTAAATTAAGTTCGTTGAGTAAGATAGATTGGTCTGTATAGATTTGCTCTAAAGCGCGCCCGATATCGCGTTTATTGGCGATGTCGTCTTTGGGGATATCCGTGCTGCTTTCTGTGCCTGCGGAGCCGGCGCCTCCGGTCTGCTGTTTGCTTACGGCGGATTTTGGGTCTAAATCAAATTGCGGAGTGAGAATATTGTTAAACACGTCCTTCAAATCGGTCACGACCGACACAAAAATATAACCGAATGTATTGCTGAATGGGGACAACCAACCGGGGAACACGACAAGCGCCGCCTTTAATGCGCCTAATACGAGAAACCATGGTAGTACAGTCGCCCATAATGCGGTTTGGGCTTGGTCGAACCCGCAAATATCTTTCGACATCGCCAAATTAATGAAATATTCGCCGATTAATAAGACAAGAAAGAAGAGGAACGTGATTCCTGTGCTTAAAATACCATTTTTCGTGAATTTGTAATAAGAGTACGCCGCGAATACCACCAAAAAGAAGCCGATCGCTACAGTTGAACTTAATTCGGCCATATCGTCGTCGTTGTCGGCTAATTACAATATACGGCGATTATTATATACCGGTATTTACCGGTATTTACGGTATTTACCGGTAATTACCAGGAATTATCGGTATTCGTTAAACGTGCCTTCTTTCTTTTTTAGTGTATACTAAGCGAGCGAGCGAACGAACGAACGAACGAACGAGTGAACGAGTGAACGAGCAAACGATATGGAACATAATGCGCCTGCGCCCTCCCTGACCGAACCGGGTGTGCGATACTTTTTAAGTAAATCTCTCGAACAGTGCCATAACGTTAAAGATTTTTACCATACACGGTCGTTTAATTTTACGATGGGGATTGTGTTATTTGTATGTTTAGGTGTATTTCTGTATGTTCGGTATAAAGGTAAACCTACTCCGGAAGAAGTCGATGCGAAGAAACGTCGACAACAAGAATATATTCTCTCGAAACTAAAGATGGTAAATGCGACGCATTACGCGCAAAGTAAGGGCATCCCGATGGATTGTCGAACACACCCCGCGGGCAACGGTATGGGAATGCTTACCAATCTGCCCGCATGGAAAGGACCTGATGAGGAATATTGGGCGCGGAAATACGCATAATACCGCATAAGGCCGCATAAAAACAATTCATGTAGTAATATAGTTACACATTACGCGATGTATAATTATGTAATGGGGTCTTATAAAAAACAAGAATATAACCCGTCGTCGATGCCGTCGCTGTCCCCGACGATTTCACCGATACTAGGACCGATGTTGACCCGACAACCGTCTTTCGGGTCGCTTAAATTGCCCGATATCAATAATGATAAACGTAAACCTCTACCAGGGATAGTCAATTGTTGTGTATCATGTAATATTCATCGAAGTCAAGGATGTACCAATAATATCAAAAAAAACGGAAATAAAATATGGTACGTATTACACAATTTAGTTGAATCTATCAAACGCCCCAAAATGACGAATGAAGAATTCGAAATCATGTGTACGACAATCGTAACGATAATAAGGTCCGTTCCGTGTAGGGAATGCGCAGGTCATTCGTTGTTGTGGTATAAATCCGTTGTCAAAAACAATACGAAATTACAGACTAGAATACACCTTATCTATGAAGTATGGAAACATCACGATGATGTAACGAAGCGTCTATTGATGATGAATCCGTCTATTATAATAAAACGTCTAACGTGGAATGAATATAAGAACCAAATAGAAATTAACAGGATTACGTGCGGGCATATGACGGTCATATGACGGGTATATCGTAGAGGTATAATAATAATAATATTATTGTTATATAACAATGTCCGCATCCGCGTCGATATACCAAGACTTACATGAGGCGATTCAAGAACGGAGTTATCAAATGGGCGGTGGTGGCGGCGGTGGCGGCGGCGGCGGCGGTGGCGGCGCAGCGTCCCGTATCATCGCCCAGAAAAAGACCAATGATACCCGCGACACCTTGAAAAAGGCGACCCGAGTCCTCCTCGAAATGTCGCGCAAGCAAGAAGACGCGCTTAAAAAGCATATTCAGCGCGCAGCCGACCCCAATGAGTTCCGCGGGCTCATCTACCCCTACCAACTCATCCCCGAGGAAGACCGCGTGAAAATCAACGACGCAATCCACGGGTATTATTCGATGAAGGAAAAATACAATTCCGCGCTAGAGAAACGCCGGCAACGACTAATGAATGACCCCGTTATCGACTGGAAGTCGTTGTCCTCACAACAAAAGGCCAAACGTCTCGCAATTATTAAACCCGCGTGTATCGTGTGTAAACAGGAAGGCGGGTCTATTTTCACAGAAGCCGACGGCAAATTAAAGGCGATTTGCGGGAATATCTCTCAACCATGCGGGTTTCATATCGAGGTCGCACGCGGCAAATACGCGAGTTTAGAGGCATTGATGAACGAATCGTTGGAAGAGGTTCGCGCAACGAAGGACGAGATTATCCGCATGAAACTCGACCTCTTATTCCGATTCATCAACGAAGACGAGCTCCTCGATAAATTCGAGAACATCCAGCATAAATTACAGGAGCAGTTGAAGATGTATGCGGAGTTCCGCACCTATTATTTAAGCGTGACGGACAATGATGATATCCAGCGTGATACTGATACACATACGCGGGTTATCGCCGAGAAAATCGCGCAGATTAAGACGTTTATGGTAGAGTTCAGGGACTCGGACTGGAAAAACCGGAGTATTATCGACGATATTCTCGTGCTTTATCAGACAGATATTGAGCCAGCGTTCTTGAAGATGCGCGAAACGAAATACGTTTACTCGCAGGTAGAGACAACCGAGAATCCGAATGGTGCGTTGGTTGAAATGTATAACGAGGACGAATTTTACTTATCACAGAAGATGTATAGCTATCATGAGTTATATATGCCGGTGATTATGCCGAATTGGATTGCGGATAATCGGGTGATTACGAAACCGGTGGGGTCGGTTGTCGTCGGTCCTGCGCCGGGGGGTCGCGCCGCCTCCAGGTCAGCGGCCGTGTCCGCGCCTGTGGTAGAGGTCGTCGATCCCGAACCAGAACCCGTATACGAAACAACCGTCCATCAACCGGACCCCGCATCTGGATGGTATAAAGGAAAGGCGGCTGAACTCGCAGCCGCAAAAGCCAAAATGTTCGAGGGACTATAGGACAATATGATTATCGGACGAACGGACGAACGGACGAACGGACGAACGGACGAACGGACGAACGGATTATTATCGCTGTATAATATAGCATCGAACACATACACGCACCAATGTTTAATATATTTAACCATATTTCCTTTCCGATTTTCCTGATCAGTCTTTCCGTCGGATTATTCTATGTATATATTTCGGTTCCTAACCCGAAGGTGATTTACGTATACCCCACTCCCGACAATATTGCGAAGTTCCAGTATAAGGATAATGCTGATAACTGCTTCACATTTGACGCCAAGGAGGTGGTTTGTGCGAAAGCAAAAGGGACTGTCAAGAAGATACCTGTCCAATAATTTATATCTGCTGTATATATTAGAATACTTATAAGCAATACTAGAATGGGGTTTCAAAGATTACTCCATACAGACACAGGCCGCACGATTATATCGATTATACTGGGTTTAGGAATTGCGTCATTGTTTCGGAAGGCGTGTAAAGACAGGTCGTGTATCGCCTTTCGCGCACCACCTCTTAAGGATTTAGAGAAGGATACCTATAAGTTGGACGATAAATGTTATCAATATAAGACGAAAACTGTGAAGTGTGATGCGGGGAAGAGGGATGTACAGTTACACAAGTAAGTCTCGCGTCGCCGGTCGTTTTCTCGCGTCGCCGGTCGTTTCATTACGCTCCGCTTCATTCCACTCGCTCTGCTCCGCTCGGGTTCTCGCGTCGGTTGAGAGTAATGGAATGGAATGGAATGGAATGAAGCGGGAGAGGCTGAGAACGGGTAGTGCCGGTGGAATGAAATGGAATGGAATGAAATGAAATGAAATGGAATGAAATGGAATGGAATGGAATGGAATGAAATGAAATGTGCGTAATATATTTATCAAATCAATATTATCATAAATATATTCTAATTATTCTCATGAGCGACACAACCAGTATTGATGATCTGCCTTTAAGTAGTCAAACCGTAGGTTTAGGAGGAAATTATGGTGGTGGTGGTGGCGGTGGCGGCGCGCCACTCATCTACTCTCCCAATGTAAGCACCGATCCATCTCTTCATAATCAGCAGCAAATCCCCGCAAATGTGATGAACGATGTGCGGCAAGGTGTCCAGCGCGCCAGCGCCAATGGAATGACAATGATGCCTACGAGAGATATCCCGATGAACCCGAATTCATTTACGCACGACGACCAGGCGAGACCCAATTATGTCCCACAACCCAAGACCGTCCATTTTCAGGACGATGGTAATACAAGTGATTATATCCGCGAACACACATCTATGGAAAGTATCGTTCGCGACAATGCGCGACAGTCCAATCAATTCGACACAATCGAAGCCATTTATAACGACCTTCAAATGCCGATACTTATTGGCATCCTCTATTTTATTTTTCAGATGCCTGTTTTTCGCGCACAGTTACTTCACTATCTTCCGTCCTTATTCGGCGAAGATGGGAATTTCAAAATGATTGGACTTGCCACCACGAGCGCAATGTTCGCAGGCACATTCTTCGTGATTATGAAGGTGTTCAATAAGCTGGGCGAAGGACTTCGCTAATCGGTGGTATTCTTACGTTTGCGCGTCTTCGTCCCCTTCGCGGTCTTCGCGGTCTTCGCGGTCTTCGCAGTCTTCGCTTTCCCGGCCGCCTCTTTCGCGGCTCCTTTCGCAGTCGCTCCTTTCGAGTTTTCCAATGGAATATACCGCAAGAACCACTCCTCATATTCTCGTGTATCCCGCTTATCTTTCAATTCTTCATATTTCTTCGTCTTTTCAAACCGCATCGATTCCAGTGTAGGCTGCTTTCCATAACAATTGATACTGAAACGCCGCAATAACCCGGTCTGTTTCAGGCGGTTATGCTGCTGAACGTCGAACAGGAATTGCGACATACATAAAATACGGTTAATGTCATAGTATACGCGGTCCGCATAAATAAACGCTAAATAAAAACTCAACATTGTATCTATCGTCGCAATACGGATTGTATCCCCGTCAATCCTTATTGTATTATAACTATGACACGCGAGTGGTTTGTACAAGAACGCGACAACTTCATCACCGACGCGAATATCATAATGCTCAGAGATGACTTCGCCAACACCCTTATGTTTCGTATATTTGACTCCGGTGAATTTATGCGCGGTGAGTTCACGGACGACCTCTTCGCATAATGCGCGCGGGTCTTCCGAGAGAATATCGAAATCGGGGATTTTGTTGACGATACGGCGCTGGTGCTTTGGCATATACCGTGAATACAGAAGATTCGCATACCCGCCGAAAAATACTGCCTTGTTTTTGATAAATACACCTCGGACAATATTATAAATATCGGTTTGTTGAAGGAGTTTCTCTCGGTTTGTAGAATAAGTCACGTTGGATGTGCTAACTGAGTAATGTGCGTCGGACGATGACCGGGACGATGACTTGGACCTGGACGCCGATTTGGACGATGACTTGGACCTGGACCGGGACCGGGACGCAGACTTGGACGCTGACGCGGACTTGGACTTCGACGCACTCTCGTCCTCGTCCTCGTCCTCGTCGCTTTCGCTGTCGTCCGTATCGTCGCTGTGGTCCTCATCGTCTCCGTCGTCGTCTTTACCTCGGCGAATATCTCTCGCCGACATCGAATAAATAACAAACTCATCATCATCCTGAAGTAATCTCTCATGTTTTACATTTAGATTATACCGATGTGTGACCTTGTCTTCTTTAATGGAATATTCATAATCCCCAACGGACTCCTCGTGCTTGTTTACCGCGTGAAATAAATGGCGCATATACGCCGCGAGGGAATGATGTTTCCGTTTGATTTGAGTAATCGCATTTCGTTTCACAGAGGTTACGCTGTTGAAGATTCCGCCGCCTGTTTTTACGGACGCCGACTCAGACGCCGATGCCGATGCCGATGCTGATGCCGATTTGTCACGCGACCGCGACCCGGACCGAGACCCGGACCGAGACTGCGACTGTGAGGGTGTTCGCGTCCGCGAGGGTGTTCGCGTTCGCGAAACCGTGATCTCCCCCGTATTCTCATCCGTCGCCCCTTCAAACCCTCTCTGATACTCTATTTTATCACACTGATAGCCCTTAAGGGGGTAATGCGTATTCAACAGCGTCAATCGTTTCTGGACCTTCTCCCAGCGCGATACATCGCCGTCGGGCCGCGATAATTCTAAATACATCGCCATACGAAGAAAGTCGGGCGGCGCATACCGTATTCCGCTTTTAATAATCGCATCTTTGGATATCGCCTTGAACAGGTCAGGCTCCATTTGGGTGATATCCGCAATCCCCGTGAAATTCACGAAGACTTTATATGTCCCGTGATGTACGCCGGATTTGGCCTCGACATCCTCATACCCCGCCTTATAATAAATATCCGCCAATTCTTTCGCATGGTCGAGTGCGTTGTCCGAATAAAAATCATAATCCGGTAATTCGATATCCTTATTGTAAAATTGGGCGTCTTCGGGCAAGATGTTATTGATGGCCGTCCCGCCATAACACACCAGTTTTTTATCCGCGATAAACTTCTCTACAATCGAGATGATTTTCTTTACTTCCGGGTCGCGCATCACTTCGACGCCTTTCCTGTTCTCAACCACATCGACCGCCTGACGCAATATTTCCAATTCCTTCTCTTCGTATGTTTGGGCTTTGTCACTGTCTTTTTTCGAAGGCATTATTGTATTATGTATTATGTATTATGTAATATAATAATGGTATAATAAAATATTAGCGTTTGAGTAAACGTCTGGTTACAACGTGAATTTAATACCTGGTGCTTCCGCCGGTCTGGCTTCCATCGATGATTTCGGATTGGGTGGCGCAGGTGGCGCAATCGTAATCGGGACATACCGCAAATCTTCGGGTTTTAGTATAAACCCGTAGCCAACCGACGCGAACTTATCCTCGTATGCCTTTAATTTCTCGTCACGCGCCTCCTCCTGAAAGCACATTGCGACGATTTGGCATCCCCACGTAAATGGACCGTTGTGTCCGTCATTGATTGGGCGACCGCTCTTGTCTGGAACAACGAGACACATATTCTTCTTATTCGCGTCCTTAAATGCTTGCGGGTCGCCGACATTTTTTACCCCGAAAAAGGTATACTTCGAGAGAAATAGTGATTTCGAACTCATATTAATAAGCTCGAACAATTTGGTATTACGATATACTGGGTTTGTTCCATCCACCATCAAAATCACCTTTCCTCTCAATGAACTAACATCATCGTCACCTAAATCCTTGGAATGATATTCGCGCCCGTATTTTGCTCCCAGTAGATTACGCGCCATCGTCTTGCTTTGTGCGATCACCTTCGCGAGATTGTCATACATCGTGACGTTACGTGACATAATACGCATATGAATAATAAAGGGGTCGTTTGGATTGGGACATTTCGAACCTGAAAACGCATAACTGCCTAATACTTCGAATGCCTCCGAAACGGGAATATGATTATACGTCTCTTTATAATTAAACGAATTCACGGACGATGACGCAATAACCGGGACATTATCTACTGAAAATACCTCGAAATCAATACAGCGGCAACCTCGCGCGATGACATAGAGGCATGCGTCCATACTCACGGTAGAATTCTTGAATTTCTCGTGATTGAATGCGTTGTATGCGGATTTGATGTAATAATCGCGGAGTTTGAACCGACTTTGACTGTCTTCCGGATTCATAGATGTCAGTTTATTGTCGATTATTTTTTTGGATACCTGATCGGGGTTGTCGAGTCCTTCTTTGACACTGCTTACGGTCTGTGTCGGCGTGGGTGTTGGCGGCGGTGGAGCACTAGTAGCAGCGACCATCCCACCATCCATTACAGTTCCGGCCTGACGACGTTGATGTATCGTCATTTCATTCTCGCTGGTGTTTGGTGTGAATCCCTCCGTGGATAGTGGCGAATTTATTTGGCCTACGCCTAGGCTGTTCAAAAAAGGGTTATCTGAACTTTTCAAAATAGACATTGCCTTATTAAGTGTTCTCTCATTATTGGACGTGGTGTCGATTGCCGCCGCCGCCGCCGCCGCATTTTCGAGTCCTTCACGAATCATATATATTTCATTGTTGCGCGAAATACTGTGTGATTGTATTAATCCTGATACCTGCCATACTGCGAGGAATAATATAATGACAGACACAAAGATAACTTCAATATTGTATTCTCTCAATGACATAATAAAATGAACGATAGATAAACGAGATATATGTATCCCTTTATTTTGTATATAATGTAGATATTTTATATAAAATATAAAGATAATACAAAGACATAATACAAAGACATAATACAAATACTAAATGACCGGTGGTTTACTAAACTTGGTCGCGACTGGTAATCAAAATGTTATCTTAAACGGCAACCCCAAAAAATCGTTTTTCAAGAGCACTTATCTTAAATATACGAATTTCGGTCTTCAAAAGTTTAGACTTGACTTCGACGGACAGAAAAAGCTCCGTTTGTCCGAAGAATCGAAATTCACGTTTTATGTGCCACGATATGCGGAGTTACTGATGGATACGTATGTTTGTGTGACGCTTCCTGCCATATGGAGCCCGATAAATCCCCCCAGGACCTCGGGTGATATGTGGGCCCCTTATGAATTCCGGTGGATCGAGAACCTGGGAACCCAGATGATTAAAGAAATCGTGATTTCGGTCGGCGGTATGACCCTTCAAAGGTTTACCGGCAATAATTTGATGGCGATAGTGGAGCGTGATATGGATAAGACCAAGCGCGAGTTGTATAACCAGATGACAGGACATGTCCCCGAATTATACAATCCGGGTTGTTCAGGCGCGCGTCTGAACCAGTATCCCAATGCGTATCGCACGTCGAATGCGGCCGGCGCCGAACCCTCCATCCGCGGGCGCAAATTGTATATCCCGATTAACGCATGGTTCACGCTTTCTTCCAAAATGGCGTTCCCCCTTGTGTCTCTTCAGTATAATCAGCTTCAAATCGACGTCACTCTACGCCCCGTAAAGGAATTGTTCACCATACGTGATGTAGGCGATTCAGTGAATTATTGGCCAGTCGTCCAACCCGACTTCACGAATCCCCTTCATCAAATGTGGCACTTTTTATACCCGCCGCCAAGTATTGACCTGAGCCTTAATTCATATCCCAGTATCCGCGCCGATTGGAATGCGGACGTCCATTTAATGGCGACCTACTGCTTTCTCTCGGATGATGAATCTAAAATCTTCGCGGCCAACCAGCAGAAGTACCTGCTTAAGTCGTATTACGACTGGACGTTCAATGATGTCACTGGAAATCGGAAAATCAAGATAGAGAACTCGATGGGGATGGTCTCATCGTGGACGATGTTTTTCCAGCGGAGCGATGTCAATCTGAGGAATGAATGGAGCAATTATACCAACTGGCCGTATAATTACATGCCGTATGATATTATTCCCGCACCGACCGACGATGACTGGCGACCCATGGCGTTCACGGAAATCGTCACCACCGCGAGCGACCTACAGACACCCGCATGGCAGGGTCGCCCCGACTTTCAGTTCGACCAGTATTATTATGATAAAAACGGGCCGAAGAACGGGATTGGTCCCGGTATCAATCCAGGCGATAAACGGCTCACTGGCCTTCATATTACGGGCGACTTCCAGTCCGAGAACGAGCGCGACATTTTACAGATGTTGGGAATCTCTTTAAATGGTAAATATCGCGAGAATCTACTGGATGCGGGGGTTTATAATTATGTAGAGAAATACACGAGGACGCGTGGGAGTGCGAAACCTGGGATTTACTGTTACAATTTTTGCCTGAATTCGGACCCGTATGACCTACAACCTAGCGGTGCTATCAATATGAGTAAGTTTAACCAAATCGAGCTTGAATTGACGACGATATACCCGCCGTTGGACCCGGCAGCGGAGGTGAAAATGATTTGTAATCCGAATACGAAGGAAATCATCGGAATGAATAAACCGAATGTGAATATTTACCACTATTCGTATGATTTTCATATTTTAGAAGAGCGGTATAATGTGTTGACGTTTGTGTCGGGGAATTGCGGATTGATGTATGCGCGATAATCGCGCACGCGACCGAAGCGACGCCCGTTAAGGGCCGCCGGGAGGCGATGCGCGATAATCCCGCGCGGATTATTATATGTTAGTATTATAACTAATATTAGTATTCGAATAATAAGAATGGCCGATGATGAAGAAGAAGTAAAAAAGGACGGCGAAGACGGCGAAGACGGCGAAGACGGCGGTGGAATCGGAAGCTCATTTAGCAAAGTGGGTGGAATGTTTTCCGGCGGTGACGGTGACAAAGACAAAGGCGCCAGCGCTGGCGCCAATGACGCTCCTAAAAAGAAAGCCGCACCTAAATCGTTATTTGACATCGAAGCATTGAAAGATTTTGGATTAAACGTGCTTACCCTTTTTATCGAAACCGTTGTTATTTCAGTTATTTGTGTGAATATTCTTTTTTACGCTGACCCAAAGAGTATCCGAATGAATAATTTGAATTTGTCGAAACTTTTCCCAACCGACCGACGTGAATGGCCGTATTGTTATACGAATGAATATACGGAATGTGATGCGGATTGCGAAGATAAATTCGGCGGGATAGCAGATGACCCTAAAAATTCAAGCGCGAAAAAGATATACTTGAAAGCCGCGATTCTTTTGGATACATATGTGTTTAAATGGTTCTGTTTGACCAAAGAGGAGGTTGATATGGTGAAGGAAAGCGTGGATGAAGGTGTAACTAAAGTAAATCTCATGAATGGGACTTTCCTCAAGGTGAGATTTAAACAGTGGGTTAATAACGCGTTTATTTTCTCGTTTTCATCAGACCGGTCCATGTTATTATATATCCTGAACTACATCACAAAACTAACGAATAGTATCCCGAAGGAGTTACAGGATGTCGTTTCACCGCTTATGATTCTATTGATGCCGTTTGTATTTTTGTTAATCACGCTTTTTACGATAGGTGGTGGACCGTTATTCACGACATTAATCGGAATGATTTTAAATCAGACCGAACACCGTAAAGAGTTTATTGGCGGTTCATTATGGTCGATATTTACCGGATTTGGCATTCTGGGGATTTTACCGTTTGTTTCATTCATCATCCAAATCATCCAATTTCTCGGAACGTTCTTTATCTACCCCTTTCTTCACTGGGATGAGTATCGTATACTGTATGCGAAATATGTACCGATTATCTTCTTCTTCTTTAATTTGGTGCTGATGTTTTATGCGTTTGAAGGATTGGATATTAGCGTCGCTGCCATTGTAATTCTTGTTTTATTGGCGCTGTATTTGACAACGTATTGGAGTGGAATTATGGAATTTATCAATAAAATCAAAAACTGGGGGGCGTAATCTGCGCGCGTATAAACGACGTATAAACGGTGTATAAACGACATAAACGATTATATTGTAATAAACTATATCTGTAGTTTTTTACATATACATACACATACACATACACATACAATATGGGTGGTAAAAACAAAGCCAGCACGGCCAGCGCAGCAGGAGCACCCGTCAAGTCAACACCCGAATATTTCAAAACATATCCATTCGTGAGTGTATGTACCCCCACATTTAATCGCCGCCCCTTTATTAACGCGATGATATCGTGCTTTAATAACCAGGATTATCCACAAGACCGAATGGAATGGATTATTATCGATGACGGAACCGACCCCGTGGAAGACCTGATTGCGTCGCATCCTCGCGTCAAATATTTCAAGTATGACACGAAAATGACGCTGGGGAAGAAGCGCAACCTGCTTCACGAGAAGTCGCGCGGCGAGATTCTGGTATATATGGACGACGATGATTATTATCCACCCCAGCGCGTATCTCACGCGGTAGAGATGCTTGTCAGTCACCCGGAAGCACTGTGCGCGGGTTCCAGCGAAATCTATATTTATTTCAAGCATATCTCGCAAATGAAGCGTTTTGGACCATACGGCCCGAACCACGCGACGGCGGGGACATTTGCGTTTAAGCGCAAGCTCCTGAAGAACAACCGATACAATGACGACGCGTGTCTGGCGGAAGAGCGCGCGTTTCTGAAGGATTATACGGTCCCCTTCGTCCAATTGAACCCGATGAAGGTGATTCTCGTATTTTCACATGAGCATAATACGTTTGATAAACGCAAACTCCTCGTGAATGCGAACCCGGATATCGTCCGTGATTCACCGAAGAAGGTGATGGATTTCATTAAGGACCACGAGCTTCGCCGGTTTTATATGGTCGAATTAGAGAAACTGTTGGAGAATTATGCGCCGGGGCGGCCTGAAATGAAACCGGATGTTATCGCACAGACACGTCAAATGGAGAAGGACCGAGAGAAGATGATGGCGGATGCGGCCGCACGGGGCGGTGGTGGCGGCGGCGCCGGAGGTCAAATCATAATTCAGCAACCAGGCAAGGACCCTGTCGCATTGACAAACGAACAAGTCATCCAAATCATTCAGAATCTACAGTCAGACGTAGCATCTCGTGATAAACAGATTTGCGAGATGACGGAGCAAATCAATGCATTGAAGCAAGAGCACGGACCGGCTGCGGTCGGTATTAGCACAGATGGGACAATTGAAGCAACTGTTGTTGATGATCATGATATTTTGTCACGATACGATCAATTACTTAAAGAAAACCGTGAGTTACGTAGGCTGCACGACGAACACCTGGTAGCAGGCAAGTCAGAAATCGTAATGATGTAAGCACATTTTCATAGACACAGTCGTATTATTATATGGAATAAATCCAAATAATAATAATAATAATGATAATGATAATAATAATAATAATAATAATAATAATAATGATAATAATACGTTAGTCCTTCAGCACATAAACGCTATGGATATTCAATGAAAGAATACGTGTTTTTGATTCATGAATGACGAATTCGTTATTCTTGCTATACTCCTTAAATCTCTCGGAGATAACAGTTTCAATCTCTGATACTGCCAGCTCATCTTCCTTTGTTTTGAATTCATTGTTGCTACTCTTGTTGGTCGCGGGTGTTTCGTCATCGTTACCGTTACCGTTACCGTGATGACGATTCTTCGATTTGTGTTTGCGACTACTCTTCGTAGAAACAGCAGGTGCGGGCGGTTCAATATATTCCCAAATACCTGACGCCTCAATCTTATTATCGTTCATATTATAGACCACCGTCTGCGAATCAAATACAAGTGCGGATTCTGGACCGTGACCATGTTCTTGAAGCTCGATTTCGGTGATTGTATCCAAGATATCCAAGAAATCGTTGCTACGAATATACGCACGAATATAACCAACAATTTCTGGAGTTATTTTTACTGTAAATATCTTGGTATCATCGTCGCTATCGGTTTCTGACTCTGAACCTGAGCCAGACTCTGACTCGGACCCTGAACCTGACCCTGAACCTGACCCTGAACCTGACCCGGACCCGCCATTTCCGCCAGTTTTAGAGGATTTATGCGACGCCGAACCTGTTGAAATACATTGTACTTCTGGGTCAAGAATCAGTTTATATTTTGAATCAAACGAAATTGATGCACCCATTGTAACTAAAATATGTTTCTAAATATTTCTTATATCTTTTTGATACATATCAAACGCAGGCAATCAGTATTCTAGCAAATCAGTATTATCCAATATGTCATTCCCCGCATTATCCGATGCCGCCAACGACGACGACGACGACGACGACGACGACGACGACGACGCCGCCAATGACGACAACGAGGACGACTGTTCCGGTTTCGCCATATATTTATCTAAATAACGGTAAATACGATTCACGTCCAGTTTAGAGATATCATACGTTTCAAGGATGCGCGGTATTTCATCCTCAGGATACTGGTTCCGAAGTGTCAGGAAAAATGCGAACAGGTCTTTTTGGTCCATTGAAAGCTGAATACACAAATTCTGTATAAAAAGCAGGTTATTGTATTCAGTGCTATATTTGGTGAGAACCTTCGTAAAACGCACCTCCGTCGGGTTGAACCGCGCTTTTTTCGGAAAGGATTGGTGGTATAAATGATGGTTGTAAAACGTCTTAATAAGCGAACACAACTCGTTGAATAACCAAATCTGGTTCTGGAATGTGATACGGTCGAAATAATCCGCCATACAAATATTATCCAGTAACAGTTGGTAAAAGGGGACCGAGACCGCCACGGGCATTTTCTCAAGCACGTCGATGACATTCTCATGCCATAAAAGCCCAATCGTGGTTCGGTCGGTCTCATTGATGAGCGTATTATGGTCGCAGATAGGATACGCGGTATTGAATAGTTTTTGCGTGACTTTCTTAATATCCTCATTATACGTCTTCGGTTGAAATATCGCGTGGAGGATATTATTCGAGATAATGGTGTTCTGGGTTTTATTCATTTCCGCGACGGCGTTCAGTTTGCGCAGATTGCCCTGAATGAACGCGAGGATGCTTTTACGTAGGCCGATTTCCAGGTTCGGCATCGTCATATCCACCAACGTCGACATTTGCGAGGGTGTAGGCGTTTTCAGCTCATATACGTGACAGACCTTCATGAGCTCCTTGATTTTCTTGTCGATGTGGTAATTTCCGATACAAATAATGGGATTCATCGTGATTTCCTCCTGTTTCTGTTTTTTGGTCTTTTTAGGGCGAATCAGTTTAATCAGGGACGTAATACCGCCCTTGTCGCCGTTATTCATTCCGTCGAGCTCGTCCATCACAATAACGATTTTCTGGATTTTACGCTGGAATATCGACATTATATTTTTATCGGAAATATTGTGCTGGGTGATGGAGTCGATGATGGACTTATTCCGGATATCGCCCGCATCGTATTTAATAATGTCATAGTTTAGTTCTTTTAGAAGACGGACGATGAACTCGGTTTTTCCCGCGCCGGGTGCGCCATAGATATAGACCCCGCGCTTAAATGTGAGGTCGCTCTTGTTTTTCTGAAAGGATGCGAGGAAGTCGCGGAGGTTATTGTAGATGGTGTCGCGGCCTAGATATGTGTTATAATTGATGCTATTGTTCGCCATGGCAGGCGAGGGCGAGGCGGTGGCGGGGATCGACATTTGCGGTGGATGTTCTTTGGGTATTATGTTATAATTTGTTGGTTATTTAACATATGTTTTTTCTTTTTATATATTATAACCCGCTTATAACCAGTTCAAATAATGGATCCTATTCAAAGTTTATTCGCTCCTCTTGATAAGGATTATTGTATGCTCTTTTATTGGCTTACTGTCGTGAATTTCATATTTTTGGCAATTGCCGGTTTAGGATTCTTATCAGCTCTTCTTATGTTATTTAGGGGAAAGGTGTCAATGATGAGTACCTTTTATTCATTCTTGATGATTTTGGTATACGCGCTGATGTACTTCCAGAGTCGCTTGTTCTATTCGATGTGCATCACCGGAAATATGAAGGCTGGCATTTACGGATCGGGATCAGCATCTGACTCTCTTCCCGCCGTCGCACAACAGGCGTCTGGTGCTTCACCTGGAGCATATCGGTTATAATGATTGCTCACTCGCTCACCGTCCGCTCGTTCGCTCGTTCGTGCGCTCGCTATCGTTCATTGTAATGTAAATACTTGCTGTGATTACATTACATTCCATTCCATTCCATTACAAGCACTTCAACGACGCGCTTTTCGACGCTTTACCGTCCAAAATACCCTCCCACGGGATATATCCATCACCATTTACACCACTATAAGCTGTGATACCTTTAATCGTATTGTAATTATTACAATTATCAGCGGAGTCTGATGCGATGGCAGGTCCAGTGTAAATGTTATATGGGTCCGAGCAACTAGTTCTATTATCGTTTAATATCATCCTGTCCGGACATTTCGCGGTTTCAGGCGGCCACTTCTGCGAACTCTTTGATTTCCATAACAAAATTGCGACTGTTCCCACTGAAATAACAAAGGCAATCATCGCCAATAACAGAACCATCTTCTGGATAGATAAATTGAAAAAACTGCTAAACATCCCACTGCCTCCTCCATTTCCGGAACCCGCATCAGAACCGGAACTCCCGATACCTGCCGATGAACCTGTATTTTTAGTACCTGAAATGAAATCCATGTTTATCCTAATAACGTTGTTATGACTATATACTATAAATATAAAAAGAATTGGTATTGTATTTAGAGAAATAATCTGTATCCAATGTATAAGAAATGAACTATAACGCAGCTCCAGAAAACACCTTCATCGGTCAACCCAAAAATGGACGTCTTGATATTGTAACGCCCCTCACGCAAGACCAATTCGCGCTTTATGATAAAAACCCAGTCCATCAGTGCGTTACCTACCGCGATGCTTTAAATGGGATATGGGAGAATACGCCCCTCTCCAACGCATTTTTCAGTAAAGAGAATATGCAGATTATCCAGAACGGTATTCGCGCCGGCGTTTACCAGCGGTCCAACGGAAAATACGTAATTGGCGAACAGGACTGCGATACCTTGCGTATCATTATGCGCACCATCTTTCTCCAAAATGCGACCAATGCGCCGACTGAAATCCGCGCCCAGATCATTGAGTTGAATGAATTAGTATTTGAATATTGTGTTCCTAGAATACACGGCGAGGCGGAGGGATATATCCAGTACAAGCGCGATGTCACTAATATGTATACGCCGATGGCGCGGCCGAATTTCTCGGATTACAAGCACAAGACGTTGGAGTTGAAGCCTTGGTTTTAGGCTACACTCGTCGTTCAATGCGGTGCTCAGGAGGCGTTGCCTCCTTTCACACCTCCTTTCGCTCCTCGTTCGCGGTCTTGCTCGATATTGACTCCCGTAGATGTATCCCCGTATGAGACAAGGCGATGCGATGCGAATGGAGCCACGCGAAATGAGACGCAGCCGAACAATAATAAAAATCATTTATTATTATTTGTATTATTGGTATTATTGGTATTATTGGTATTATTTGTATTATTTGTATTATTGGTATTACTTACGCCTTCTTGATGACCATCTTCTTCTTGCTCGCTGCTCCTCCTCCTGCTGCGCTCGTCGTTTTCGTCATCGCCACCGACGCCGCATCCGCCGCCATCGCCCACTTGCGATACTCCGAGTCCAATTCATCCAAGTCCTTGGTCCATAACGCTTGAATCGATGTATCTGTAAGTTGTTGATGTTGTGTGCGCTTAGAGTCGCGTTCGCTGAGAAGATGCCTGACATTCTCATCCGTCACGCTATCCATCGGCATCTTCAGCAGGTATTTATACTCGGTATCCCCCTCGATGTGTTCATAACCGTGTGCGGTCATCTTTGCGTGAATCGCCTCCTTTGTCTGACGACGTAATTCCAATTTGTCGTCAAGCACTTCCTGAATATATCGCGCCCGGTTCGTGAGGACACGCAGTTCATTCCCGAGTTGCGCCAACATCGCCGTCTTGCGTTTCGAATACAGGGCCAGACGTTCCACGTAGTAGTCCTCAATGATGTCGTAGATGTTCGCGTATTTACGCAGTTTCTCGCGCGGGTCGAAGAGATTCATGTTCGTCGTACTTTGCGTCGTGAATAACCCGAGGAGCTTTTCCAGTTTGTTGGTCCCGGCATCCGCGTCAATGATTACCGCTTGAAGGTCTTTCGGTGTATGAGGGTACGCTGGATGGAACGTCACCGTGATATCCACAACCGCGTCGGTTGACATATCCGTATATTCTTTGAGGACGGGGGAGGCGGTTGCTGCT